TTCTTCACCTGCTTGTTGATATGTTTTTGCACCACCGTATCTATAAGTTAAATTAGCCGCAAACTGTGATATTTCTTCTAAAGTTTGTCTAGCATTTTCCTGCATTATTTTTGTAGATAATGGCATTGACGCTAAAGCCTTTTCAGTAAGTTGTATTACAGGATTGTTAGTAACTTGCCCTGCTGTAGGATTTGTAATGCCAATATCTTCCATTTTTTTCAACATGGTTTCTGCCGCTGGGGTATTAACACCATTTTCATATCTTACGCCACCACCAACAAAACCCTTTATGCCATTGAAAGTTTTATTAATGATAGGCCCAAACATGGCGTTTATTGTGGCTGTGGTACCAAAATCAAGTAATCTTTCCATGCCAGTTCTTCTATCGATGGTATCACCTAAAAAATCTAAAGCGCCTATGTAAGCCTCCCTTGCTGTAGCAGCACCAAAACCCTCTCCTGCAATTATGCCTGTGCCAACACCAACAGGGCCACCAGGCACACCAGTTAGACCGCCAACATAAGCACCACCTATGGCACCAACAGTTTCAGCCACTTCAGGGCCTACATCCAGCAAATCTCTAGCAGTAAAAGGTATTGACATACCATAAAACTTATTAAATTCATCAAATAAAGTTAATTTATTCGTTTCAGGATCGGTATAAACAAAGTTCCCACTACCAAACCTAGCCACACCGTTTTTTGGATCAAAAAACTCAACTGGTTGAGCATCTGGGAAAAATTGTTTTAAAGTTGCTAGTTTGTCTTTTGGTGTTTGTGCAGCGCCTACTAATGCTCTTACTTTTGAAGGCGCACCAGATAGTGTATCAACTGAATCAAGTTTTGCTTTTTGCAATGCCTCCTCTAATATTTCATCTGTAGAATTTTTTGTTTCAGCTTTAGGTAAAGCCATATCTAATAAAGTATCTGGATCTAAATTGTTAAATGAATTTGTCATTTGCCTAGTAATTTTTTTAACTCATCAAATTTATTTATTTGTTCGGTATTTAACTGACCTGCATCGTATTTAGTTTTTAAAATGTTATATACATCAAGTTGAGTTTGTTGTTGATCTCCTGCCTCCATAACTTTAACTAGCCTATCGTAGGCTTTACCAGCAACAGCCTTATTACCATTATAGGCTCTTAACCTAGCCTCTCTTTTTTTTTGTCTTGTAACAGCATCATCCCCTAACTTATCCCACATAGTATCATCTATCCAGTAAATTTCACTTTCATTAATAACTGCACCTGTTTCAGGTCTTAGTTGTGCTGTAGATAAATCTATCCTTGCTCTTTGCCATTGTTTATATCTTGGACTCGTAAGCCAACCCTCAAGTATGTCAGGCGCAAAAGATGCCAAGTAATTCCAATAATCAGTTGATGGGTTGTAACCTGCTGCAATCAATCTATCTGTTTCCTCGATGGCTTTTAACTGCCTATAAGCAAAAGACGCAGCTTTATTTTGCACATCTGTAAATGGATTTTTAGGATCTTCTATCAAAACCTCAGAAACTCTTGGAGTTACTTCTCCAACTCCTTTGTGATATTGTGAAAAATGGTTGTCTGTTTCTTGCATTTAACTTTATTTGTTATTGTCTTAATTCTGGTGGCACCTGTTCGATTCCATAATAATTCACAAATTGATCATACAATTTAGGATCTTTTCTTAAATCATCGATAGCGCTTGGTGGTGCTATAGGTTTTTTCACGCCAAGCACAGAATCTACATCGAAACCTGGTGTAGTAACTTGGACTTGACCTTTACCAGGCTCATTTCTTAACTCTGTTTTTGGTCGCTCTAAAACTGCTTTTGATACTGCATAGTAAGGATCTGCGCTTGGATCATAAGGTTTTGATCCCCCCTCTCCATCAGGAATATTTTTATAAGTGTTGGTTTTGGGATCTATTTTACTTAAAATGTAGTTCCACGCACCAGCAGATTCGCTTGTGCCACCAAATAGTTGACCAGAATTTTTCATTTCTTCCAACTGAATTTTGAAACTTTGATCAATAGCTAATTTATTAATCTCTCTTTGTTCTTCTCTTTTTTTTTCTAATTGTTGATATGCAAATAAATTTAGTTGTTGTTGCAAATCAGCGTTTGCTGATTTTAATTTATTTGAGTTTTCATTAAATAAATCAAAGCCTAATGCAAGTCCATAAGATATAGATGGTGCTGTTCCTGACTGTGCTTGTGCCGATAATCCTTTTGCCAAACTAGACGCTAAATCATAGATAGTTTGACGACTTTGATTTGGAAACAAAAATGATAGTTTTTTTGACTCATCCTCTATTTGTTGCATAGTTATTGGATCAGGAGTTAAAGACTGTAGGCTATCTAAACTTGGATCGCCACCAGTTGCAAACGAGTCTATTTGTTCTGGTATTTGAGATCTTGATATAGCCATTAAATTCCTCTTGCTTGTGGATTTAATAGATTACCTAAAGCACCAAAAGCGCCTAATCCTACAGTTAAACCTGCTTGTAACGGACTAGGCGGAGGAGAAAATTGAGTTGTTGTCATTTGTTGACCTGCTGGTGCCATGCTAACAAATGGTTGTAGTGCTTGATATTGAAGTAACGGTGCTTGTTGCGCTTGTAGTTGATTTCTACGCTGTGCATCTAAAATCTGTTGTTGTAATCCCTGTTGTTGTGCGCCAAACCCAGCTAATTGATTAATACCTGCCATACTCGCTTGTTGTGCTTGTGTGCCTAACCCTTGTAATTGTGTGCCTAATGCTGCTTGTGCCTGTCGTCTTTGCTGACCAATTTGCGCCTCCAAGTTACTTAAATTACCTAATGCACCTGCTAAACTTTGTTGTCCTGCAAATCGTTGAGATCCTAAAGCACCTAACCCTGACGCTAATTGTTGTTGTGCGGCTAATTGATCAGCAGATAAACCTCTTAAAGAGCCACCTAACTGTTGTTGTGATGCTAACCTAGAACCTGCAAGACCAGCTAATCCAGATGCCGCCTGTCGCTCTGCTGCTCTTTGTCTGGCAAATTCACCCAAACCTGTCTGTTGAGCCTGTGTAAAGCCTCTAGCACGAAGATTACCTATGGTTTCACCCAAACCCCTTCCTAATGCTCTCCTGCGTTCCTCTGCGCCTAAACGCGCCCTAGATCCAAAAGCTGACTCTCCGCCTCTGCCTATATCCTGCGCTCTTGCAGAAATGTCAGCTAATTCACCTTGTTCTAATATATCTGCAATGGTTTGTTGCACCACTTGTTGTTCAAAAGGATTAAAAAATTGTTGTGTCAACCTAGGATCATAACCACCTAAAGTTCCTCTTAGTAAGTTTTCACTTTCTCCTAATCTACCGCCAAATTGATTAGTAGCACCTGCAAGAATCGAGCCAATTCCACCTAATCTTCTACCAAAATCACCTGTAGCTTGTCTAGCAATCATTTCTTGTTCACCAAGACCTGATAACAAACTACCTAAACCTGTCTGAGTAACGCCTAACGCCTCTAAGCCTCTTGTTCTTGCCCTACCTAATCCTGACTCTAATTGACCTAAACCCTCTCTATACGCTCTTTGTGCATCAGTTATAAAAGGATCTTGTATGCCAATCGATTCCCTAGCTAATTGTTGCGCCCTTAGTTGATCTGGTGTTAGTCCTGCGACTCTTTCTTCAATAACAACAGGTTTACCCTCTGCATCAAAAAAAACTTTTTCTGCTGCTCTCATAGCACCAGGTATAAAGCCACCACGACCACCCAAACCAAATAATAATTGTTTAGTTAAAGGATCTAAACCTGTTTCAACTCTAGTAATTCCAGACGCAAAAGGCTGTGATCTAGGATTGATGGAATTGCTAACCATTTGATTTCTAAGAACTGCCACTTGCTTGTCCTTCAAACATATCCATCATCTTATACATTAAGTTTGTACCTCGCTCTCTGCTTTCCCCTGCTGTTGGCATTAAGGTTACAATTCCGCCTTCATTTTTCATGTCAAATGAACCTGCGCCTCTTACTGCTCGACCAGTCATTACAAACTCACCATCACTTAGCATAGCAGGTATATCATCGCTAGTTTCTGTACCTGGCCCATTTATATCACCATCCATTCTAGGAAAATCATTAGGGTTCATCTCGCCACCCTCTTGCATAGCAACAGCACCGCCTTGTGCAAAAGCTGCAATACCACCCATATACATACCTCTCGGCTTACCGCCTGTTAACTCAGGCAATGTGCCTTCAGGTAACAAACCAAATTCAACAGGGTTTGGTTGTTGCTGTCCCATTCTTCTAGCTATTTCTGACTCAATATTATATCTTCCTACTGCATCCATAGTCGTTAATGGTGTTAATGGCACACCCTTTTGTTTTTTTGTATCTTCATAAGCTAATTTACCTAATGTTGCAGCTAAAGCACCAATACCTAAATTACCTAACATACCTAAACCACCTTTTGATGTTCCAGTGCCAATTTCTCCTAGGTTTTGATCCATCATAGTCTGTTGTCTTTGATTTCTTAACTTTGAAAGTTCTGTGTTCAATGCGGCTGGGTTTGCAAATAGTTGGTCTATTTGGTCTTTACTATATCCAGCAGCCTCTAATTCTTCTCTTCTTGTTGTGCCATCATCGCCTGTTATCAATTTAAAAGTATCTTCGATTCTACCCAACGCACTTTGACCTGATCCTGTTGCAGGATCATAATCTTCACCTCTACCTGCAAACAAACCTCCTATGCCACCTCGGATAGCGGCTGCTCTATCTAATATACCTTTGCCTCCCAAAACACTTGATCCTAAACCTGACGGTATTCCAAGTGCAGCACCAGCTTTACTTAAACCACTTCCTAATACACCACCTATGCCTGGTATTGCTAAAACACCTGCTATAGGCGCTACTTTTTTTACTACTTTTTTTAGTTTTTTACCAATTTTTTTAAAAAAACCAAACTCTTCTAAGCCTGTTGACTGATTTAGACTAGCTATACCCACGCCAACCACAGCTGATTCTGGATCAATATTGAACTGATTAAATTTCTGCTCTAACATGGACTCAAACTGCTCGTCTTGTAGCATTTCAGGGGGTATTACAACTTCGCCTGGTCGAGCATGAACTAACTGTGTATCTTCTCCTGTCCCAAGCATAGATAACTCTTGCGCCACATCAGAAAAAGGTGCCGATTTTTGCACCATTAACTTTTCTATTAGTTGCATTAGACTTTCTCTTTCTTCAGGATCAGCGGTGCCTCTTGCAGCACTCATTAAAGCGTTTGTTGTAGATTCCAATTCTTTTTCTTGAATGACTGCACCAGATTCTTGTCCCAATAAACCAGTCGCAGCTTTTTGAATTTCAGCATCACTCACTGCACCAGAGCCGAGTGCTTTTGTAAGATTAGATTGCATTTCTGATTCATTAACCACAGAGCCAGTTTCTCTGCGTTGAGGTAAATTGTAAACTGATCTTAAACTTTCTTCTAAACTCATAACTACCCTATTGTTACTGTAACTGCACCTATGCTCATTGTAGCAGATAACCCACTAACATAAGTATTATGTTCATACAAGTTACGAAACTGAGTTCCGTCAAACGCTTGATGAACCTCTGTTGTTGTATTAAATATAATCGCACCAGTAGCAAATTGCAATTCCGAAATCTCTGTGCTGTTAAAACTTTTTACCTTATCAGGATCTTGCGATGCTAAGTTTATTTCTAATATTCTAACTAAACGATTAAAAGTTTCTGCTTTTATCGTATCGCCCTGCGCTAAAGGCAAACGAGTTGGTAATAATTTACTCATTATCTACGACCTGAAGGCTGCACATCTATTCGTGTATCGCCCAGTCGCCATTTAAAATCTTTACGATTAGTTTCAGAATTATCATCATCTGATTCAAATCTAATTACAAATTGTCTTGTTCTTGAACGCAGACTTGTAAATGTTGATGAACTTGTTATTTGGGAGGTTGAGTCTGTGGTTAAAGATTGATTGTTAAAATCTCTTCGTTTAACTACTACATTAATGACACCGCTTGGACTTGTGCCAACATCATTAACAAAAAGTATATCTGGTAAAATTTTTCGCAAAAATACAAAACTATCACCATCACCAACATCAATATCTGCTGATTCTATAAACACATTGTCCATAGCATTACCATCATCGTTAGAGGTTGACTCATGTTTGTAGATGTATTTAGTATCACTTGATTCGCCACCTGCTAATGGTTTATCAAAGATACCTGCATTTGACCAACTGTATCTTTCTAAACTACCGATACTCCATAAGTTCTCTTCATAATTGTATATAACGAATCGTGATATTTCCCTTGTGTTATCTGTAGTTGATGGGTAAAAAAACCAAATTTCACTAAATTCTTCATTTAATCCAGCAAAACATTTAAACGCTTGAGATCTGTCTAAATCAGAAAAAACATGGTCTTGCACTGAGCAGTTAAGTTTTTTTACTGCACCGTTGTAATAATAAAAAGCATTTTTTGACATGAAGAACACGCCATTAGGTGCATTGACAGCAGCTTTAGGCCCTATCAAACCTGCACCCTCATTTACTAAGTTCAAAGCAAAAGTAAGTGGAGGGCCTATGAATGACATACTGTATAAACTTGTGTCAGTCCATATCAGAATTTCTTGCCTTGATTTTAAGCCACCAATTATTGATGATCCTGATGAAAGTCTTAGTGAACCTGCTGTGTTTGTATTCTTTGGCTCAAACTCAAGTGCGTTTTCTTGATCGCTAAATGCAATGAACATAGGATCTATCGCACCTGTGCGTGTGCCACTAGACAAAGGATCTGCGCCTAAGACTATCAAATGCCTGTCAACCTCTGATGTTATAACCTGTAAGCCTACAGTAGGCACTTTGTTTGCACCAGATGTTGTGGATAAATTAACCGCTCTTGTTGATAAGCCATTATTTTCAACCCATCTAAATATGCCACCATTTCTAACATTAATAATTAAGTCCTCACCAAAGTTATCATGTGTCCATAATCTAAGCTGATTTACATCGCTCAGTGCAGTAGCAGAACCCCAAGCACCTGCACCCCAAGTTCCTACACCCCATCCTGTGCTTTCAACAAAAAAGTCTAATCCTGAATTTGTTTGATAAGCTGAATCTGTGGCTGAACCGCCATTGCCAGAATCAGATGCGTTAGCAGTTACAGTAACTCCTGAAGTATTTTTTGCAGTAATCTGATAAGTATTTGTGCCTGTAACTAAATCTATTTGGTACTCTTGATTTAAAACAGCAGCGGTTATATTACCGCCAAGACTTACAGCTGATGAAAAAGTAACAAAATCCCCATTTACAGCGCCATGTCCATTGTCAGTAACGGTAATAGTGGATGAACCGTTAGTAGCTGCAAAGGTGGTGGAGTTAGTTGTGGTTGATCTTATGGGGGTAATATCATTGTAAACTCCACCTTCCTCTATGTAATATTTATTTGTGGTGCCAACGCCTAAATACTTATCACCAGACAAAGAAATCCATGTATGTAACGCTCTAGGTGATCCAATAATTACATTTTCACTGTTCTTTTCCCAACCACCTAATTTTTCGACACGACCTTTTCTAAACCTTATAAAATTGCCATCAACCCAGCCACCCTCATTGGCATAATCAGTTTCTTCTTTGTTGATTCCTGGTCTGAAATTTAACTTAGTAAATGGCATGACTAAATTTTATCATAGTCAAACTAAAACTAAGCTAATCGTATTATTGCGCCTGTTGCAGTAGCACTTGGAAAAACTATAGTAAAATCACCTGCTGTTGATGTTTTATCACCGCCAAAATCTATTGCACAAACAGCCTTATCAGAATTTGTGTCATTGTAAATTAAACAACCTCTCGCTACTACAGTAGCATTTGAAAAAGTTAAATCTGCAAAATCAACTATAGCAACGGTAGATGATGTGGTTGGAGTAACATTGGTCAACGCACTTCCGCCAGATGAATAGTTTGTGCCTGATGCTTGTCCTGTTGTCGTAAAAGCTGTTGTTCCTGCACCTAATGTTGCTGACGAAGTGTATAAGGCTAACTTAAAGCTGTTACCACTTGAATTAGTAAAATTATGAGTTCCAACCAATAATTCTTGTTTAAAACTCGTGCAAATCGCTGATGTAATAGCCATTTATAACTCCTTTATAATTTTAGCCATATCTTCATGCCCTTGTTGAATTAACAAATTAACATAAGTCGTATTCTTAGACTGTATGGCGTTTTTTATAGTATATAAGATTACATTATAAATTTGGTTTTGAAAAGCGTGAGCCTGTGCTTTTATGTGAGGTGGTGCATTAGATGAGATGTCGCAAATTTTCCTAGTTGCTTGTTGCGCCCAAAATTCAGGATCATGACCTTTGTTTTTAGTTGCGTGAACATCTATTTTACCAAGTTCAAAATCTCCTTTAACTCTCATCCTTTGTATGGTTCTGGTGGAACTACATCCTCGTTAATTTTTAAACCCTGTTTTTCAAGTCGTTCATTTATTTCATCAAAATTGCCAATAATAAATTCATTGTTATGCGGCACAGCAACCAAAGGTTTTTCAAGCCTATGAAAACCATACAATTTTTCGTGAGCAGGTACATTTGAATCAAGAACTGTAGATCTACCGCTAATACCTACTAAAATGTCGTTTTCCATACATTTGCTAATCCAAAACTCTACACAAGCACGACCTGCCTCTGCAAAGTGCATATTTTCCTTATAAGAAAAGTCTATGCCAAATAAATCAATACGACCTACTTTTTGCCATAGTGCAAAAGCTATAGCATAAGCAACTGTGTTATTGAGGTACGCGCATTTTGTTGCGTTACAAACATCTTCTAGTGGGTATAAAACTGGATTTTTTATCCTTTCATCTAACTCACAAGTGTAAACAGGCGTATTCTTTTTTGTAAGAAGTTTACGCATAACTTTTGTTTGTTTACCTGCATCATTTGA